TGGACCGAGCTTGTATATCTCCTTTATATCTGTGTAAAACATGTATAGTTCTGATGAGCCGGCCAGATCAATCTTAGGATTCTGTTGGAATTTCTGAACAACATGGTGAACTCGGTCTTGATGATAGTAATCGTCATCATCCATGGCGACCATAATGTCACCCTTCGCCTCGGCATTCAGAATATTCCGCTTCGCACCAATGAGCTTCTTATCCTCTAGTCGTATGTATCTTAGATTTGGGATATCCTTGCCAAGTGTGTCAAAGATATCTTTTACACAATCTGTGCCATCATCTAGGATAATCCACTCCATATTTTTAGCAGGATATGTCTGGGCTTTATAGCATTCTATCATTGCTGGCAAAAACTTGCGTCTATTATAGGTTGGTGTTAGAACGGATACGAATGGCTTCGGTGAGTTCATTTCTATACAGATGTTTAGAATCTTTAAAGGCTTTGGTCCTTTTGCCCTTTTGGCCAAAGAACCTTAACAGCCCTTAGGCGCAGGAGGCGCTGCCGCTAAGAGTGTGAACTGCGCCAGCTCTACCTTTAAATCATCTAGAATTGTCTCTTTCAGAATGTTACGTTTTGCTTGCTGAATTGCCTCTAACTTAGTGAACGTATCGGCAATTGTCGCCTCGTCCAATACGTAAGTAAACCAACTGCCCGCTAGATCTGGATCTTCAGTTTGGAACAGCGGTAAGAAGCATCTGAAAGTAATAGGGGGGTATAACTTAGGGAAGAACCAGGTTCTAAATGTCTTATATATAAAGTATGGTATGAGAATAGGTGTGAATATAGCAGTATATATAAAGATGAGAATTTTATAAGGTGCCGTCAAGTAATAATATTCATTCGCAATCGATGATCCAAAACGTAGGCCCAAAATAATCCATATCAAGATTCCTAAGAATCCGCCAATAATAAGCCACGAGTCATTCACGTCATCCCACACGCTTCGCTTGAAGGGGTCTTCAGTAGGTTCCTTTTCTTCAGATGCCTTATTCACTTCATCGGCGGTCTCAGGGAGAATCTTATCCCAGTCAATCTCTATATCAAGTTTCTCTGAAGGTTTTGCGTTCTTTCTCTGTTCTAATAAGTCTTCTCCTAATATCGCATTTTCTGCCAAGGCATCTTCATACCTTTTTGTGCGGTCTCCTAGTTCATCAACATAATCTGAATATATGTTTTCTAACACAGATACTGTTAGACCAGAACTATATGATGATTTCCACCACGCTCGTTCTTGCTTAATATAATTTATTAAACTTTTATATTCTGGTAAATTATAATTAGAAATAATATTCAGATATGATTGCTTTACAACATCATTCGCAGTGTTCCAAGTTTTTCTAATAAATAATTTTCTATTACGTTCTTCACCTTGAAATTCATTCATATTTTCTTTTAACGCCTTTTGCTTGGAACTTCTAAAGCTTGCACCTTCCTTGAGTTGATTTTCCTTTACATCTTTTTGAGGTGAAATATTTGGTTTCTGCTTAGCTTCTGGTAGTTTCCTATCAACCTGTAAATCCTGTGCATTTAATGTGAGAGGTGGTAATCCATCTCCCAACAAGGCGGACATTCTAATCTGGCAGTTAAATAGAAAATGGGCTGGGTCGTCGCAATCCCATCTTACAATCGGGTTGACACCTTGAAGGCAAAAACGCTTTCTGTGTTAAAGGAATATGGAATCCCCAAGTCTAAGATTCATGTCTTTGTGGCGAATTCTGATGAAGAGCAGCTATATAAGGCAGCTATTCAGGAAGATGTGGGCCATATTATTGTCGGAATCAAGGGACTGGCCGAGGTTCGTAACTTTATCTTTGATTACTTTCCGAAGGGGCAACAAATCGTCTTTATGGACGATGATGTTCGTGGAATAATTGAATATGATGCTGGGGCTAAGAGACATGAGCGAAAGTTACCCTTGGATGGCTTGGAAGGTGTTTTTGAGCGTGGGTTTTCCGAATGTAAGGCGGCAGGCGCTCGACTATGGGGAATCTATCCATCTGCGAATGGCTTTTTCATGAAGCCGACAGTTACGACCGATTTGCGCTTTATTATAGGCAGCTTCTGGGGTTGTATAAATCCTGGAAATGATACCAAGTATCTCTTGAAGCTGGGCGGCGAAAAGGAAGACTATCAGCGGACAATCCAATTCTGGGAAGCGGATGGTGCGGTCGTTCGCTTGAATTTCATATCAGTCAAGACGGCCTATTATAAAGAGCCTGGTGGTATGCAGGACACGGTTGGAGGTCGTGTTGTAAAACAAAGAAAGACCGTGAAGGCTATGATAAAGCGTTGGCCTCAGTATATCAAAATGAATCCTAGAAGGAAATCTGGATATCCTGAAATTCTTCTTGTGAAGCAGACGATGCCTAAGGATCTCACACGAAAAATAAAGAAATGAATCTGCCTATGTATATGTTACAGCGGAAAAAGGCAGAGGCATTAGAGCGTGTTAATCATTACACAAATCTCTATAAAGAAATAGAGGAGAATTCATATTCATATAACGATGATGCATATCACCGTCGTAAGTATTACAAGGATATGATAAATGTGTATAAGAAGAAATCTTGGGAAATGAGTATAATTATATTCAGGCATTCTTAGAGTGCATACTTGTTATCACCCATACCTGACTCGACAATAAAGAAGTTCAGATTTTCGACATATACATTTACACTGTAAATATATGTGGAATTCACAGGGAGAGGATACACCTGTAAGTCAAGCTGGAATTTACGAATTCTGCTGCTATTCAAGGAACCAGCCGGCTGTGGGGTAGGGCTGTTGAGCTCAAAGCTAATAACAGGCAGATTTCTGTTGGCCCCTCCAGAAAGATACTTGAATGCTGTCAGATTTGTGTAAAAGGCTGTTGGTTTGAGTTCTTGAATTTCATTTCCATCGGCGAGAACCCTTATATACTTGATAATATCAAGCTGTGAATTTGGGATTAAGAGGCCAGTTGCTGATGCTGTTTCAATATACTGGCTATTAGATGGCACGTCTACCTGTCTCTTGGGCCGTGTCGGGTAATTCCACCAATTTGTGAAATTCGTCAGATTATTTCTGTATAATACAGAATCTGACCGCCGGGGCACTAGTATTAAACGTGTAATCGGATTATGGATATCAAGTTGGAAGATTTCATTCGCAATAATTTCTGGAAGAGGAATTAGTGTAATCTGTCTGGTTAAATATATAAGAGGTGCCGTTGCAAAAAGATTTCGCTCTTTTTCTGGTAAAAATACGTAGGTTGAGTGAATTGTTGGATTGCAGGTCCAAGTATTAAGTTGAGGGATATCTTGTCCTACATCGGTGAAAAAGTTTCTAATCTGACAACTGGAGTCTGATGTCGTAATAATGTCGGGAATATTGTTTTCTATATTGGCAAGAGGAGATAGGATACGATATCCTGGAGCCATGCGATTTCCAGACATATCACGAACCGTAAAGAGCTGATTTGCGGGTGTTAGATTGATGGTTACATCTACCGTGTAATACTGAAGGCCTACTAAGGGGAGTGCTTGACCTTCTTCTGTAAACCAGAAAGGCAGTGGCACATGAACTGTATAGGCCGGTATGGACGGTGTATTTGCTTGTGTTGCATTTCTTATATCAGGATAGACCGTAGGATACTCGCCTTGGGTTGCCGTGGGATTGCCATAGAGGCCATTCGCAGGGTCATTCAATTCTGGGACATCGCCCACAAGTTGCTGCCACTTCTCGTATTTATCCTTCGGGTAATCAATTAGCGCCTTAGCCATCAGATACTCGCCAGTGAATTCTTGAATCTTGTTCGGACCAACTGTAACATAGACGGATTGAATGGCAGCGGCACCCAGATTACGAACCCATTGAAATTCTTGCTGTGTTATAGGGCCTGTAGTATTCACTTGTTGATACTTGCTGTAAATAGCTGGAATCTGGAAAGAGAAATACATGTCGCTGAGTAAATCGCCTACACGGTCTACACGGGTTCTAAGTTGAATTGTCTTATCATAGGGATAGTCTGTTGGACCGTCCATCAATTTGGAGGTGGTCTCAAGAGCAAAATGCGTATATTTCTTGAAGGTCTTATAGAAATATGTCATATCTGGATTTCCAGATAAGAGGACATTCTGTGACCCATACGCCACAAGGCTTAATAAACCTCCACCAGGCATTCTTCTTCTGCTTTGTTCTTTATATAAACCCTTAGACCCGCAATCATATCGTCTAGTGTAACGTCTAGTGCTTAAGTTAAGAACTCCCCAAGTATAAGCCGACTCTTATACTTCGTAAAGGCTTATTACATTGGGAAGTCCTTTCCCTTAGGATTATCGCTCTAGCCTTTACGGAGTATAAGAGTGAAGTGCCTTCCCTTAGGACCGGCACTTCACGGTCGCCTGATATCTGAAATGCTTCAGATTACTGAACCATTTTAGATGCTAAAAAGTTTAGATGCTTATTTTCTCTGTGTCCACCAGCTATCAATCAAGTAGGGTGGCTTGTCCATAGATCCTTGGTCAAAGGTAGAGCTAGGGCCTATATTGAGAGCTGATTGAATCTCAGAATAGCTGAGGGCATAGCTGAAGTAGTAGAGGTTGCTGATATAGCCCGATGCCTTTCCACGAATGACGAAGTTATCTCCAGCGGGGATGCCCTTTACTTGATTTGAACTCGTGGATGTGAACGCCGCAACCGTGGTTGTAACAGATGGGAATAAGTTGAGAGGCTGGTAGTTCTGGTAAGGTAGTGTGCCATTAAACACACGCTTCGTAGCAAGATTTCCATTGACGTAGACCTCCATCGCATTTTTACGTAGAACTAAGGCGAGATGGAACCACTTGTTAAAGGGTATCTGCTTCACATCAATTGTGTTAAACCATGTGTCATAGGTGTTCATTACAACACGGAGAACAGGGCCCCCGCTTGTCTGAGACTTTGAACTTACAAATACGCCAGGTCCACATAGAGGGAAGGGGCTTGATTGGTATCCCTTGTAGAACACGGTCTTCCATCCATCCGTATTATCATCGGTATCCTCTGAAATGTAGAGGAAGGTTGAATAAGAGAATTCAATGCCGGTTAATTGATTCTCAGATAAGACAAGTGTCTTGCTATTTGAGTTCGCAGGATCTTGGAGTATTACCTTTGAAGCTGAGCCGGTCATAGGATATACTGCGATACGAGCTGAACCGTAGCTTAAATATGCCTTATACATTTGCTCAAATATCATGTATATAAAGAAGATAACCGCCGCAATTGCGAGGGAGATAACAATTTGTGGAAATATATCTGTGCTGGCTGTATCCATTCTATCTAGACAGCCGAAACATTGAAAATGGTTCGGCAGACGGCGAGTAGCAATATGATGAAAATAGTTGCGGGTTCAAGATTTACTTGTCATTTAATCCAGCAGATGATTCAAATCCAACCTTTATGTTAAAGAGGTTTGAGAAGAACTCGCTGAAGCTGAAGGATCCGCCAGGGCCCGCCTGGTAGTTCGCCCACACCTGGTCGGGGGTGAGCGCATAGTTGTAAAAGTTACCCTTTGAAAAGAAGCCCTTGAGATTTCCATTGTTATTGTATCCCACGATGGCCTGGCCTGTTCCAGCGGATGAACCGAGGGCAAACGAGCCCTTGTAGATACAAGAACGAGCTAACTTACCGTCGACATAGACATCGAGAGTTCTGCCATTTCCAACCACTGTCACCAAGATCCAGCGCTGGTATTCAATTCCATTGATAATATCACAGCGGTCATCTGAGTTTCTGAATTTGGTGTCTGTGCTGTAATTGCTAATCAAAGAGCTTAGAGGATACTTTGTCGCCGTTGTATCAGCAGCAGAAGTCATTGTATTATCAATGACCTCTGTTGTGTCACTCGATGACTGTCTTACGACTAGGCTGCCATTTACAGGGTTGAGTCCAATAAAGAGAAGAGTGTTACCCTTGGTTTTATCACTGAAGCGGTTATTTGAGATTTCTAGTAAATGTGCTAAAGGGGAACCACCTGCCGTGTTGAAGCCCTTTGTATCAGAAACATAGACCCACATGCTGGCTGAATATTGGCCACCATCAAGAATGCCGGTGAGATTTGTCATAGAAACGGCCTGTCCTGTTCCTGCAACCGTAGATACATTCACAGTGGCCTTGGACATATTAGGAGATCCACTTAGGATTTCAACGCTGGACTTTGCCAAGGTTGAACCATAGAGGAAATCATACATATAATATAGGCCCGCCACGATGGCTATGAATATTACAATACCTACTCCCATCTTAAAAATGCCGCCTCCTCCAGAAGGAGCAGAATTATTCGCTCTATTCATTCTGTTAGCATCCAATATTTATTGCACGCTTGTTATATATGTGCTAAAGGGGTTTGCTGGTTTTATATCAGGCAATTTGTTACATCCACCAAATAAGCAATCAGGTGCAGTAAAGCTGAAATCGAACTTTGTCTGTTCTAAATAAAAAGGGACACCTCGTGTATTTACCAAGCTCTCGACATCGGCCAATACATCCTTACTTGTCTGGACCTTTTTGATGCCTGTGAATAGACCTATCTGGCCCTTCCATCCAGGATTGCCAACCATCCAGTTCGCCGCTCCACCAGGTGGGAAGGGCATCTTATCGCATAGCTTACTGGCAACAGATTTTGCACCATAATACACATCAAATCTACGCCCCTCTTTCACAATTGTTATGACTGTCCAGCGTTGTAGAGGAATCGCCGGAAGATCTATACTTTCCATGTAATGATGTGTTGAGTCAGATGCTGTTCTAACCTTTAGAATTGCCGGAACATATGGCTTATCATTTTGAGAAGTATATCCTGAGGCCCAGAGCTGTAAGCTATCGCCAAGTCCTACAATTTTTGATAGATATCCATTATCTAACGAGCACCGGGTGCAGTCATTTGAACTACATTCGCATCTCTGAAACGAATAATCATCGCAAGATGGCCCAAAGGCAGTGTTACCGTTGATACAATCAACCTTCGCAACAGTTCTAGGGGCTTGTGTAATATTTACGGCAAAGCGTATAGAGCAGGGCTCGTTTGTCCAAGGAAAATCTGAAGCTGTCAATGCGACTTGATTCGGTTTTGACAAATCAAAGATAGCGGTTGAACCTTGGTAGGTAGCTTTCTTACCTAGAACTTGTAATGTAAAATATGATATTACAAGTGCTGCTAATATAAATAAAAGCGCTCCAGTTAAGGAAAGCATTCTATTTCCGTGGAATACTAAAATTAACCTTTGGCCCTTTGGCCCTTTGGCCCTTTGGCCCTTAAGTGCATTTATCTGTGCCAACCTCAGGCTTCATTTCAAAGTCTGAGGCAAGAGCTAACGCAGGTTGCGCATTTGTCACTTCTTTATATGTAATTGCTCTGGGCCACAAATGCAAATTCTGTAAGAAAACTGTCTGGGTGGGTGAATTTGCCCATTGAGGTGCCGCATAGAATCTTTGACTGCTTGTCGGCATACCGCCGTCGGAATTTAAGCTAATTGCGGAAGGAATGATTCTCTGGAAAGTCTGTTTTCCATTGATATACATTGTAAACGTTCTTGCTTGTGAGACCACGGTCACTCGGAATGGTGTATATAAGGGGATATTCTTAATCTCTTTAATACTATAAGGTGTTACAGGACCTGAAGCGGATGAGAAGAAGGTAAGGCCGAGATTATTTGTATCACTGAGATACATGTACATCGAACAGTAATTCTTCATGTAATCTTCCAAGGGCCCATCTGTAAAACTGGGGAGTGCATATACATCACTTGAACCTCCAGAGCCAACTGATCCAGTTACTTGTATTTTTGGAGTTAAATCACTTCCATATTCGAATGTCTTATATAAAATAACTCTCTTCTTAGAGCTGTCTGCATCAGTAATTCTACGAACAAACAAATCTACTGAAAAGGAAAAATCTGTGACAAAAGGATAGGCCGCTAAATCGTCGCCAAGCTTAGGAACACGCCCTGACTCATCAGAACGAGGCTGTTTCTTATCATTCCAATAGACTTTATCATCTACATTGGAAGGAAGGCCGATATATCCCTTGGCTCCTGGAGTAAATTTGAAGACCGGTGTTATAGAGAAGTGGACGACTAATAGAACAATGAATACTATGAATAAATACATGAATAGATAGAAGAGAACATTTAATGTATAGTTACCAACCTCAGGCGTGGCATAGCTAGTTGCATAGGAAGCGGCCTGTGTTCCATAAGAGCTTGCCATTTGGCCGGCAGATCCAAGAATGCTGGCAATTGTGGATTCTCTTGTATTCTGAGGGACAGCACTCATTCTGTTTGGGTGTCTCTCTTTTTGCGTTTGGTAAATTTGGCGAACTTTCCAGATTTAGAATTAAAGCCAATTCTGTGAAAATACTTTCTTGTTTCATTATTGTTACAGCGCCTTAGCTTCTCTCTGAGATAGCATACAAATGAGACACGGCTAAAGCCTTTTTCGGAACCCAGCGTTCCTGTTTCAGGATTATCCTTATGGATATCTGGAAGGTCCTTATTAGCCTTTTTATCGGCATCAGTCTCATAAAGCTCCGTATTACAGTGCCATTGATGGACATCCATGGCTAAGAAATCTCCTGTTCTGATATTAAAGCCAATACCGTATTGCGGGAACAGAGTAAATCCACCGTGATACTCGCCTCGTTCAATTACGGAAAGATTACCGTAACCCTCTCGGAAGTCTCCTGCATCTCTGTGGAGAGCTGTTCTGAAATTGCGATTTATAGTGACAGATGAAAAGGATGTGTCAGAAATGTGTAAAAGAGGTTTCTGTTCAGCGGCTTCTCTCTGTAACTTGTATCTATCGGGGACTAGCGTGGCAAAGCACTTGTCAATCGCTCTTATGAAAGGAAGGCCGTGATTGTAATACTTCCAGTATCTCATTGTATAGGTTGTAAGACGACACGGCAGCTTCATGAAAGGTGTGGCATCGAAATATCCTAGGACTGAGCTGAATACGTTGTTATTTACACGCATCTTGCCGTCATAGGCTGAGTGGCCTTGAATCTTCATAGGATTCCGTTTCTTCCAGTACTTTCCATTCACGGCTATAGGGCCGGCGGCAGCGCCACGATTTCTTGACGGAGCCGCAGTAATCCAGAAACCCTCCCATCCTGTCTTGATTATGTCTGGGTCTATGACCTTCTTTCGTAACTTGGCTAGAAGAATTTTCTTGCCTGTTTCTTCGTCCTCGGTATAAATATCTATATCCTCGTCGTAAATCTTCATGCCATCCTCGTCAAAGTATTTGCCTTCCTTTGACTCAATCTCTTCATCGGTCATTTTCTTTTGAACGATGACCTCCTTGGCGGTCTTTTTAAGAGTATGTTGCGTTTTAGGAACTTGTAGTCCTACATATATTTCTTCAGGAAAATTTGTGAGTTCTCCCTCTTGAACCTTGACGGAGCTCATCTGCTTACTTGGAAGATTATTCATTTATGGCCCAGATAATTCCAGCAGCGACTGCGGTGACACCTATGCCTAGACCAATACCTTGGACTCTGGCCTTCCAATCTGCTTCCGCAAAGTCGTCAGGAGTCCAGATGGGGGAACGCTTGGTCTGTCCAAGACGATTATATCCCTGTATCACTTGCGCCTCTGTAAAAGAAGGCTTGCCGAGAGTCTTATTGACTTCATTGTGTAAAAGAACAGTCCAGCGGAATAAATCGGACCGTCTGTCCAAGTGTGGGCCTATGGGGTATTTTTCAAGATGTTCTACGTAGTGATCCTTGCATATAGGACAAGGTATGAGGGTTTTGAGTGATTCAAAAAACTCCTTGGCTGCCTTTTTATGCGCATAGGATGGCTCTGATGGATATCCTAGTGCGGTAATATGGATGGTGTGCCAGAAAAAGGGGCCCCATACTTCGGGAGGTATATGCATTCTATCCACACAGAGAGAAAGAATTAGGGTTTTTTGCCCCTTTGGGCCCTTAGCCACGAGATTGTCGGCTGTAAGCCTCAATCAGCCTTCCTTTGACCTTCGGTCGGCGAGATTGTCGGCTGTAAGCCTCAATCAGCCTTCCTTTGACCTTCGGTCGGCGAATTGGGCAATCAAGGGCATAGGCTTAAGAATCTGCGTGATTTATATTTAGGAAAGCATCAAATGTATGGTGTTCGTTATAATACTCAAAGCATCTGTACAAATTGCGGAGGACAGGGTCACACCTTTCGTCAATGTATTGCGCCTGTTACGAGTTACGGAGTGATTATGGTTCGGCCTGAAGCAGGATTCGATATCGCATCCGCCTTGTCTACGAATCCTTCCTTGGTAACAGGCATGGAGAATCAGAAGTTGGAGTTTCTTCTAATCCAGAGAAGGGACAGCCTCGGATTTATTGAGCTGATGCGTGGTCGTTACAAGGTAACAGATATTGATTATGTTCGCTTACATATGAACGGCATCACTGAGGAGGAACGTCTTAAATACTGCGAAGGCCCCTTTGAGACCCTATGGACTGGAATGTGGGGTCTAGATCATTCTCATTTATACAAAAATGAGTATGAGACTGCCAAGGGGAAGTGGGAACAAATTCACAAGGGTGTCACTGATGCATCAGGTAAAGTATGGACGGCTACAAGCATTGCCGCAACATGTAACCCTGCCCCTGTAACACCAGAATGGGGATTTCCAAAGGGGCGGCGAGATTCCCAGGAGTCAGATTATGTATGCGCCATGCGTGAAATGTTTGAGGAGACCGGTGTCCGTGAGACAGATGTTATTCCAATCCAGAACCTGGAGCCACTTGTTGAATCATTCTTTGGCAGCAATCATGTGCATTATTGCCACAAGTATTTCTTAGTCTGGGTGCCAGCCACCTTGGATATTAAGTTTGATAGGGAAAATGACCATATGCGCAAGGAGATTGGCGACCTGCGCTGGGTATCTGTGGAAGAGGGATTGAGCTTGATTCGCCCTCAGAATGTCGAGAAACGTGAGGTTTTACTAAGAGCTGCGTCAATCTTCAGGAATCTATGCCCCTTTCCTGTGCGCTCGGGACGGTCATAACTTTGTTTGCTATTCATTAGAATGGCTTCTGGCTCTGCCGCTACGCCAGAAGGACAAGCCCTTTTAGAAAGATGGCGCTCAGAGGAAGATTTTGATGAAAGAGATGAACTTCTGAGACAAATGCAAGCATCTGGCATTTTTCCTAGTGAGTATGAGGAAGGTTTAGAATTAGAAAGCGGTCTATATCCGGACCTTAATGACCCGCAATTCCTTCCCAAGCTTTTACGAAAGAGAGAATTCCAAGAATCTAAGCAAAAAACCGTTGCGGAAAGTTTAGCTGAAGGCGTAGATAAATGTCGCAGTTCTGAAGATTTCGAACTGAGCTCTGTGCAACGATTCGTATCTCGTGTGATGTCACCCAGAACTCCTTATAATTCTTCCCTCTTTTACCACGGTGTTGGAGTGGGTAAGACTTGTGCGGCTGTAACTGTATGTGAGTCATATTTAGAGGCTTATCCTGGCAGAAAGGTCTATATTGTGGCTCCTCCTAATATCCAGGAGGGCTTTCGTAGAACCATTTTTGACAGAGAGGGGCTGAGGATGGGGAAAGGCACGGCGCACAATTCGCACCGTGGATGTACAGGGGACATATATCTGGCCTTGACGAATACTTTCACAGAGAGAGATACTAAGATCATTGAGCAAAAGGTGGCTAAGGTGATTAAGACTCGCTATGAGTTTTTTGGATATACCTCTTTCTATAATCACATTCGCAGAACTATGGGCAAAATTCCAACGGGGATTGGTTCTACCGAAGCAGAAACTTTGAAGAGAACCGTCTTACGTAACGAATTCTCAAACAGAGTTATTATTGTCGACGAGGCTCATAATTTGCGTGATGTTCTTACAGAAGCCGACGATGATTCAAAGGACGATATGGGTCCAATAGAAGATTCAAAGGGTGGCAAGAAGTTGACGCCCTATTTACAAGAAGTGTTAGAGGTATCAGAGGGGGTGACCTTAATTCTAATGACGGCCACACCTATGTATAACTCTTACGCAGAAATCGTATTCTTATTAAACCTTCTTTTAACCAATGACAAGTTTCCTCGTCTGGCCTTGGAAGATGTTTTTGATTTGAAACGAGAAATATTCAATGATGCGAAGGGTGGTCGTAAGCTCCTGGGTAAGATTGCTTCTTGCTATGTATCCTTCATGCGTGGTGAAAATCCACTGACCTTCCCGTTACGCCTTGAGCCGGTTGACGCCGCCAAGGTAACAGAATGGCCTGTTCTAAGTCCCAAGCGAGTGCCCTTGACTCCTGCGGAAAGAGGTCGAGTTTCCAAGCTACCTTGTGTAGCCGCCTCGTTTTCACCTGAGGTGGAGGCCATATATAAGGCAACGGCCGAGTCTGTCATTAATTCCGCAGAAGGATTGGGTATTACAAATATGGACTTGTTAATTCAAGCAGGAAACTGGATCTTTCCTTCAACCGAAGGAGATATTCTAGATAGAATTCGGCAAGGTGGCTTTGATAGCACATTTTCAAAAGAAAAGAGGGGGTCCAGTGTTCAGTTCAGATGTGAAGAAGAAATCGGGGCAGAATGGCTCTTAGAAGATAACTTGCCGTCGGCCAGTGGAAAATGCGCTCTGCTGCTAAATCGTCTCAATAATTCCAAGGGCGTGATGTTCGTGTATAGTCGTTTCGTGGCGAGTGGTGCGCTTTCTATAGCACTTGCCTTGGAAGCCAATGGATATACTCCTGCGGTAGGAGGACCCTTACTCGCCAATGGAAATCAACATCCTGATGGACGGCAATGTGCCTTATGTGAAAGAAAAGAAAGAGGGCATGGGCAAGGCGAAAGCAAAGAACATGCCTTCAAGCCATCCAAATATGTGTTACTAACCGGTTCTGAAGAAATCTCTCCTAACAACGCCGCCTCTATCAATGCCGCCCGTGCTGCGACAAATATCAGAGGTGAGGATGTAAAAGTTGTCATAGGTTCTCAAATCGCCGGCGAAGGTCTAGATTTGCGATATGTGCGTGAAGTTCTTGTCTTTGATAGCTGGTATCACTTGAATAAACTTGAGCAAATCATTGGCCGTGGTATTCGTAATTGTTCTCATGCGGCCTTAGATGAAGAAAACCGTAACTGCACGGTTTCGCTTTTAGTGAATTCCTATGCCTCTGACCCAGAACTTGAGACAATTGATATGTATTCGTATCGCAATGCTTTGAAAAAGGCCGTGACAGTTGGAAATGTTACTCGGGCTCTTAAGGAATACGCAATGGATTGTACCTTGAACAGAGATGCCATTGTAGTAGAGGGTCTTGATCCTCTACCTGTTCTGTATGATAGCCAAGGACTCTTAAGAGAAAATGTAAATAGAAATGACACACCTCTAACATCAATGTGTGATTGGTTAGATAAATGTCAGTACAATTGTCTGGTCACAGATACCGTGGGTGTTAGCAATTCTGGAGAATGGACACAAGATGCCTTTTCTTCAGAAGGCGAAAGCACTATTCCTAAGGAAATTGCCTTAGAACTACAGGATTCATCGACCTATGATGAATATACTGCTAGATATCACTTGAACACATTGAGAAAATATATACAAGATTTATTTGGTGAGGCTGAGCAAAGTTACATAACCTTTGAACAAGTTCAGAGTCATTTTAACACGATTCCTAGACCCTTACTTGCTTCACTAATGGTGGAAATGATTCAACAGAAGGAAATGAAAATTCGTATAGAACGAGATGGACTTCCACAAGATGGGCGTATCTTATATAAAAATGGGTTTTATGTATTTCAGCCAGATAAGATTAAGGATACTTCTATTCCAATTGCTATTCGTGTTGCGGCAATCCCTATCGCAAGAGACCATTATGCGCCAAAGGCTATCATGGTAAAAAAGGAGGAATCTGTAGGAGATGCAATTTCTAAGAAAATCGCAATTGGCAGTGAGGACAGTGAGGCCTTATGGGAGGAGGTGTTAGAATGGTCTTCTTCCATAAAGGCTGGAACTACTGATAGTCTTCCAGATAGTCTGGTAAGTGAGGTGGGTAATTTGAGAGAATCATCGGGAATCTTGAAAGCGCAGAAAGAACGTTTAGAAATGATTTTATGGGTATACGAGTCTATCAAGGATAAGCCTGCGGCGCTCGCAATCTTTGCAGATTGCGTTGTAGATTTTTTCTGGGATGAATTTATTACACACGGAACAAAGCGGGAACTTCTCAGTCTTCGGCCTCAGGACCCTATCATAAGGCGTGTTGCAAGCGATATGTATTGGACCTTAGAAGGAAATACTTATATCAGATTTCTGGCAGACGATAATAAGATAGAATATATTTGTATTGCCGCAGATGGGAAAACGAGTCCATGTTCTCGTGCGGTATCAGAAGTGTTAGAACGTGAGGTGGGTCAGGATCCTGTGTTAAAGAGACCTTTGGATGTTCGCACCACGGGATATGAATATGGATTTATCTTATACAATCCCAAGAAGACAAAGTTTATTTATAAGAAGGGCAAGCCGCCGAAGCCCACTGAGAAGGTGGGTCGTGGGTCAGAATGTTCTATTAATTCCAAGATTGCCTACGAAATCAAATTATTGGAGAAATTTGGTGAAAGCTTACATGCGGCTGGACAGCCAGACCTAGGATTAACGGTAGATGGACTGGCTCGTCGCAGAATTCAGAATTCTGTTCGTATTTGCACAGTGTGTGATTTAGTTCAGCGCTTCATGGACAAGACTCGTATTGGAGGGAAGCGCTGGTTCTATCGACCTTTGGAAGCGAAACTATATGGTCACCCGTTGCGTTAAAGATTCTGTGTAAAAGGATGCTTAGATGATTCATTTAGTGGTGTCAGTAATCACATACCGTCAAATTTATAAGTTAAGCACCACAGGGGGCTTAACTTATAAATTTTCGTGATTGCTGCCGAACACTAATTAGTGTTCGGCAGTTCGATATATGGTTTTATATATCACATTTGATTTTACATAAATATTTATATGCTTTTCATAGCGTGCATCATTTCCTAGGGACCGAAGAACTTACGTGGAAAGATACTTATGTAGCTCATTGGATTGAAAGTCCTCTTCAGG